GTCCTTGTAGACCGTGAACCGGTTGTTCAGGGTCCCGACCTTCTCGGTGCCGACCGTGAACATGGTCTCCTTCGGATCCATCGAGAGGATCGGCTTGTAGAGCACCGAGGCCTCGAGGATGGTGGCCACGTCCGGGCTGGTCACCATGAAGTTGGCCGCGCCACGCAGCGTCTTGCGGTGGATGTTGTTCGCCACATCGATGCAGGTCTCGATGAGGGTCTCGTACCACTCGCGGACGGTGCCGGTGAAGCTTGCTCCCGAGACGCCCAGGCCCGTGGTCTTGTCCACGAAGTTGCCCGGCTTGCGGCTCCAGAAGAAGTTCGCGCCGGTCGCGAAGTAGAGCAGGTCGCTCAGGATCTCGCGGTCGATCTCGAGTGCGATCGCCTCCGAGAGGACCTGGGTGAGCTCCACCTCGGCGTCCAGGTTCTGGTACGCGGCCAGATCCTGAGCGAGCTCCGGCGTCCACTTGGCGCGCAGCTTGCGGGTGTTGGTGACAACCGCGGTGCTCTGGATCTTGAGGTTGATCTCCGGGATGACCGGGGTCGGGGTCGCGCCGAAGTCCGACTCGAAGTTCGGCAGGACGAGGGTGCCCGTGGTCGACGCCACGATCGTCGAACCGACCGTGTAGCTGACCTTCGCCTGCGGAACCGCATCGACGGTGCCCGAGACGATGAAGACCAGGTCCTGGCCGTTCGGCGCCACCTTGGTGTGCCGGCGGTAGACGATCAGCGCGTTGCCGGTGCCCTGGCCGCTGCCGTCAGCAACCGGGACGCCGTCCGTGGTCGCAGCCCACGAAGTCGAGGAGCCCGAGAGCGGCATCCACTGCTTGATCGCCGCGATGTCCGACGCCGCTTCGCCGAGGGCGGAGAGGGTCGTGTACGCGCCGGTCAGGGTCAGCTTGGTGAGCTGGCCTGCAGCGATGGTGCCCGAGAGGTCCGGGTCGTAGGCCACGTCAGCCAGGGTGGCCGCCGAGAGTCCCTGCGCGAAGGTCTGGGTCGAGACCTTTTCACGCATGGAGTACGACGTACCCAGGTTGTACATACCCTTGGTCGCAAGGTTCTGCGTGCCCGGGGCCGTCTGGTCACCGAAGAGCGAACCGCCCGACGAGAAGTCGTCGTTCTTGTTGCCCGCCTTGACGTTGGCGTACTGGTAGTCGAGGTAGAACAGGAGGCCCGACGGCAGCGAGAGCGGCTGCACCGAGACGAGCTCGTTGGCGATGAGGCCACCGAACACGCGCCGGACGATCGGGAATGCCACGTTCTGGAAGCCCTGGAGGTCGCCACCGACCGAGTTGGACTCGGTGAGCAGCTGGGCCGCCTGGGACTCCAGGAGGCGCGCCATGTTCGACTTCGCCTTGTTGCGCGGCGAGTCGGCCAGGCCCTCGAGGAGGCCGGTGCGCTCCCACTTCTTGACGAGACGGGCGGACTCCTTCAGCATGTCCTGCCGGGAGATGCCCTCCGTCAGTTCCTTCATATCGAATGCCATTTTTCGTTTCTCCTAGTTCGTCTTTGGGTCTGGGTTACTTGAGCAGGCCCGCAAGCTGACGCATGCGGTCGTACTTGCCCTGCCCCTCTGCCCGATCCACCGACTCACGGAGGATTTCCGGCTTGGGCGCTCCCGACGTGCGGGGGCGCTGGGCGTTGCCTGTCGGCTTGCGAGACTTGGACTCGCTGAGCGGACCGGCCGATGCCTTGAAGGAGCTCACGATGGCCTCGTAGACCATCTTCACCTGGGCGACCGACTTTGCCTTGTCGATCGATTCGAGGACGACCTGCTTCTGCTCCTTCGTGAGCCGGCCGTGGGTGTTCAGGATGCGGTTGACGTGCAGGACCTTGCTGTTGAACAGGTTGGTCTCGTGCAGCGTCTGGCCGAGGCGCTTGATCAGGGTGACCGCTTCCTTGAGCTTGCCGCGGAGCATCTTGTTCTCCGCGAGGCCAGCCTTGAGCGCCTCCTTGATCTGGTAGTCGACGTGGTCCGGCGGGACCTCGGTCTCCCAGTGCTTCTCGCCCGTCTTCTTGTCGGCGATGCCGGTTTCCTTGGACGCCTGGTCGAGCTCGCCTCCACCGACGATGTCCTTGAAGCCCTTCGACACCTGGGCCTCGGTCTGGAGGGCAGCCTCGTAGACCTTGTGGAGCTCCGATTCGGAGATCTCGACTTCCTCGTCCATTTCGTCCTTCTCCTTGTCCTTGCCCTCCTTCATGTCGGGCTCGGCTTCGGCATCTTCGCCGAGGTGAGGAATGGACATGCCGCCCATCCCCTCGTCTTCCATACCTTCGGCGCCTTCGGCACCGTCACCACCGGCTTCCATCTCGTGGCCGCACTTGGGGCACTCGAGGTGTTCGCCTTCTTCGACGCCGTGCTCGTGGGCACCGGTCGCACTCTCGGGATTCTCATCCTCGCCGTGCTCACCCGGAAGCTCCATGTGCTCCTCGCCGTCTTCGGAAAGCTGCGGGAAGAACCCTGACAGCGACTCGAGGTCGAGCTCCTTCTCCTTGTCGTCCTTCGCTTCGGCCATGTCCTTGTCTCCCATGTTCTTGCCTTCCTGGTACTTCTTTTCCTTCTCCCGCTTCGCCGGAGAGTAGTAGTCAGCTCCCTGGTCGTTCACGCGGTCGACGCTCTCGCCGGCAAGGGCGGAGCGGATCTGCTTCTCGAGGAGTGCCTTCACGCCGGGAGCCATCTGCTCCACGATCTCGTTCTTGGCGGCTTCGAGCGCGGCGGCCTTCAGGGCCTTCGCGTCCTTTACTGCCTCCTTCACGAGCTCTCGTCCTTCCTTTGCGGCCATGTCGTCCTTTCCTCTCCGGGCGGAAACTTCTACATCTAAATAAAGACGCCCAGAATAATTTCGCTCTTTTTTTTAGTTTCTCGATTCTCCGCGCTTGAGTTCCAAGCGTCGGTTGAAGTCTGCCCTTGCGCGCTTCCTCCGGTTCTTTACCGAAGGCTTCTCGTAGCCTCTACGCTGGTAGACTTCCTGTATGATGCCCTCATTCCTCACCTTCTTCATGAACCGCTTGATCATTCTTTCCGGCGATTCGTCCTTCCGGGGAGCCACCTCTACGTGTCTTGCCCGAACAGGTTCGTGCGAGGAATCCTTGCCCTTCTTCATCAAATCACTTACTTTCGGCCGGCTGCGGCCTTCTTGGCCATTCCCTTGGCGCCGTACTTCTCGCGACCGATCGAGGCCGCCAGAGCACCGGCGTTCTTCACGCCCTTCTTGTGCGCGAGCTTCCCCTTCAGCTTCTTGAAGCCGATGTGCTTCTCGTCGACCGAGGTGTTGGGCGGGGTAGCGTCTTCCTTCACCTGACCGAGGCCACGGCGCTGGAAGTCGTAGTAGTGCATGGCCGCTTCCCAGATGTTCGTGGGGACGGCAACGGGCTGGGGAACGAGGGCTGCCCAGGCGCTCGACGGATCGGGAGAGAGCTCCTCGGAGATCATCTGGCCGATGGCCTGCCGAAGGGCCGACTCCATCTTCGTACCATAGATACGGTCGTCGATGCTGTGCGGGGTGTTGGTGTAGGGACCGAAGTTGGCGGCACCCTGCGAACGGTAGAGGTTGAAGCCGCCCAGGGCAGGAGCGAAGTCAAAGTTCTTGTCGACGATCTGGCCGTCGGCGCGGTGTTCCGCCTCCGCGACCTTCGCCTTCTTCTTCTTCGCCTCGTTGATGGCCGTCTGAACCATGCCACGAAGCTGCTCTACGGTGATCTTCATCTACAGAGGCTCCTTGTCTAAATAGACCAGGCTTGAAATCTTACTTCTTTTCGGGGATTATTCCATGCCAAGCATCTTGATGAGGGCCGCCCAGGCGCCTTCATTGGCCAAGATGTCGTAGTCTTCCGACCACCCGGTCATGTAGCCACGGCCCGAGGGGTTGGTCTTCCCCAGTCCCTGGCCGAATCCAGATCCGACCACCTGCATGAGGACCGAGGGGAAGCTGTCGAAGTCCGTCAGCTCTTCTTCCGAGGGGGGTTCTTCGCCCTGGTCGTGCTGGATCGTCTTCTCGAGCTCGTCGTCTGAAGAGTCTTCCCAGTGATCTGGATCGAGGACGGCAGGTTCTTCCACGGGAGGGACCAGAGGATCTACCACGGACTCGTTGTAGGAACCGAGGGTGTCCATGAACGACTCGTCGTCGTCCGTCTTCTTCTTCGGATTGACGGCCCAGTCTCCGCCCATGCCGGGGGCGACGTTGCCGAGCTGCTGGCCACCCTTTCCCGACTGGGTGAAGTTCATCGGAGTGCCCGATGCTTC